ACCTACATGGAAACCATCTACGAGAAATTTATTGAGTATTGTCACTCGATAGAAAAAAGTGAGATAGAGTCGGGGGAATATGTGGAAAAACACCACATAATCCCTAGACACTGTGGAGGGACTAATGAAAAATTAAACATCATTAGTCTCTCTAGAAAAAATCACATTTTAGCTCACTACTATAGATGGTTAGCTTATGACTCAAAACCAGATAAAATCGCCTTTCTATTTATGAAAGGAGATCCAACTGGGGAAGCCAAAAGAATGTCTGGTGCATTAGCCCAGAAAACATGGACATTTGAAAAAAGATCTAAAGCTAGTAAAAAAGCTTACAACACCATGCTAGAGAGAAAATCTGGCATTGTATCCAGAGGAGAATCTTGGAGGCAAAATGTCTCCAAAGCTGCTAAAAATAACATAGCTGCCAATAGAACAGCTAGATTTAGCGACGAAACCAAAGACCTCACGGAATCCAAATTCAGATTTAAATTTGGACACAGATCGGTTTTCATTGACCAGAATCAATTTAGTGATTTTGCTCGTACAAGTGAGTACCTCTGCCATATATTTGGCATCTCAGTAAACCCGAGCGAACACAAAAAATTCATTCGACTGGTGAAGGGTGAAAGAAGTATTTTCCATGGGATAAGGTTAGACATGGCAATCAGCAGCCAAGCCGAAAGTGGGCTTTAGTGCTTTCGGAAGGTTCAGAGACTAGGAGAATGAGTCCCAACAATAACTTCTCCCACGAGTGCCCCTCAACCTTAGGGTTGAAGATATAGTCCGAACTTGCAAGAAATTGCAAGAAGTAGAAGATAAAGAGCTTCTACGTTAACAATTTGTACAAGAATACAGAAGGTGTTGCGACCTTCTTCGCCCCTGCCGTCTCTATGAGCGTCCGGGCTGGCCGCACCCTTGTGTTCGGCAAGGAGGCATTCGCCGCTCAGTCGTTCCTGCGTGCGCCTGGTACCAACATTCAGAAGATCTCTAATGAATTCGGAACCCGTTCGTTCGCTCTTCGCCAAGAAGCCATTAGCTGGCAGCTTGCTGAAGAAGTGGCCGCAGAAGCCAAAAATGGCGCCGCCGCCATTGACCTTCGCGCTTATGCCGCTAAGGACGCTGCTAACCGACTCATGCAGAGTTGGGAGATCCAAGTCAGCCAGAAAATTCTGGATGTGACCCAATACGAGTCCGGTAACGTTCTCGACCTGGCCACCTATAACGGTGGTGCGGATCAGTTTAATAGCCCTACGTCCGACGTTGAGGTGCTGTTCGACGAGATGAAGGAGCAGGTGCGTGGCCAAATTGGCTGCTATCCTAACAAGCTCGTTCTTTCTCCCGATGCGTTTAACAACCTTAAGCGTAACAAGCGTATCCGTGACTTCATGCAGCGCGGTATCCTGGTGAACGAGAAGAGCCTCGCTGAGATCTTCGGTCTCGACGAGATTCGTGTCGCTCGCCGCCTCAGATTGAACCAGGAAACTGGTGCTCTAGAGAACATCTACAACAACGTTGCTGTTCTGTTCTACCACCCCAGTAACCCCACTGACGGTTTCACTCCTGCTCTGGATTCTAACTACGGTACCCCGGCTTATGCGTATACCTATACGCTGTCTGGCTACCCGATCTCTACCCCCGAAAGGTTCAACATGGACCGTCGCGTTTTCGAAGGCGACATCCTTGTCGAGCGCTCCTTTGAGCTCGTGGGCATGGGCGAAACCGGTCGGGTTGGCGCTGGCGCCATCTTCCTGAATCCGGTTGGTGCTTGAGCTTAACCGCTTAGGCTAATATAGTCCGCCCGTCAAACGGCGGGCTTTTTTTTTTTTGCCTGTGTTCAGGTAATTTAACACCACGGCGTTGAAAGCTATATAGAAGTAGTAATCACACAGCCGTGGCCCCATACACTCCGCCCCCTGACGCCTACGGCGTTGCCAACAACTGTAACCCGGCCACTGTAGATTACTTCATCGAAGTTTTTGGGTTCAATGAGGCGCTGGAACTTTCTCGTCTCGAGGATCCTACCGCCAACACAATCAACTACGAGCGCATCAATGTAGCCCTGCATGACGCAGCCGTACTGGTAAACAACTTTATCGAGACAGCCCCGCCCCAAGGCAAACTCTTGATCGCGGGGTCGTACCGCCGGACCCAGGCCACCCTGGCCCGATGGTATCTCGACACGCTACGCCCCCGGCAACAGGTCGTCGACGCCGCAGAAGCCGCCCTTAAGCAGCTCGACCTATGGGCCTCTAAAGCCAGCCCGTCATCCGGCCTTAAGTGGCAAGAGGCTTATCGGTACTGGAGCAGCTCGTGCGCGATGACCATGTCCAATACACAGCGGGATAGGGCGTTTACCGACGCGTCGCTGGCCCGCTGGGAGATGCGGTGGGGCACCAACAACCGCTGGAACCCGTACAAACGCAAACCAGCACCCGTTATCGACAATGTCTCCCCACGGGAACCAAGCGGCAGCCTGGACCGACAAACTCCCACCATCATCGGCAACAGCACCCTCGAGGTCAACAAGCTATTCGATGACCTGGAAACGACCCGAGATGTCGCATCGTTCGCCGACTCCCAGGCTGCTGTTACACCTGATGGCGGCGATGTCCTGGTTGTGGAGAACACCGGCGGGGATATCACCCCTCCCAGCGGCCTCCAGGAAGCCGACACCTTCTAACCCCCCCCCCTACCAACCATGTGGAGCTCTGACGAGAATCAAACTTACGGGTACGACCCGCTTAACCCGGGCGTTCTGACAATCGTTCCGTCCGCCGGCACCACCGGTTGCGGTTACAACAACAGCGGGCTGCAGGGGTTGAGCGTATCGAGTTTTGGGGTATTCCCCGACTCCACCCTATACAAGCAGACTGCTAGCGAACTCCGGCAGTACATTGTCAATCTCGAAGCGACTAGAAAGTTACGAGATCTAGCCGATGTGAATTTCCAGCGTTCCCCCCAGCCCGGAGACATCCTGGCATACAACTACACAACGGGGTTGTGGGAACTGCTGGAATTTGTTTCCGGCGGGGAGTTCTGAGGGGGTCAGGTCCCACCAAATAGTTTCCGGATTAGTTGGCGGAGACGGGAGAGTTTACGGTGGTGCTTGTCCACTTTCTTTAGGATGCGTTGAGCCTCAGACCGATCCGTCGCGGTTTCGGCTTGTACCATCCGGGCCAATAGGCGCCGCTCGTGGTGGTTGATATCCTTACTCATCGATCAACCCCATACATGTGTCTCCCCAGGATAGCACATCTCGGTCTCGGAAATACCGAGAAATCGGAACTTCGAGATCGAGGATTCGCTCACCAGTATCGATCCGCTCCATGCGCAGGTAACCGTACGTATCGGCCTGTCCGAGCACGTAACAGCGGTAAGTGTCATCGAGAATGTTTTCCCAAACAATCTCCGGGTTTTTCGGCCTGATGATGTTGTTCATAGCGGTTTTTTGTTCTCCCCTATAACCGCTTTCAACACAACAATAGCAATTGCGATACCCGACACGATAGAGACAGCTACTACTACAAGCAGTAGTGTTACTATGGTGGCAACTAGAGCTATCTCGGGGGACATTACTGTTGAAAGCATTATGAAGGTGTGCGGAATCATTATAGCACACTATCCCCTCCCCATGCTGCTCGAGATCGAAAACCAGCTCTATAGGCGGGTACATGAGACCCTAGGCCAAAGCGCAGTAGTGCTGAGGTTGGCGGAGGAGCTCGACCAGTCGGGACGCGTAGCCGAGCAAGCAATGATCGTGGTGTCGTTTACTGGCGCCGGTACTAACAACCCGAACAAAGGAGCATACATACCTACTGTCCGTACCAGGTCTATCAACTACACACTCACACTGGTGCAGAAGCAGGTTCAGCGGGAGGGGCATTCGTTCTGTTTGCCGATCCTCGACCTCTTGGCCGATGCGGTGACGGGCTGGGTCCCTGAAGTCCCCGGCCTGGAGTTCCAAACCGGCTTCGAGCTAGGTCCGGAGCGGTTTGTGCAGGTCACGAAGGACGCTAGCCAGTTCGTCTATGAGCAGACCTACACCATCGATGTCCTGATCGCGGACGGACGATTCTACAGCCAACCGTGCGCCGCTTTTGACCCGGTCCAGGTGGGGGATTTCCTACCGATCCGGAAGTGTCTGGTGACTCCGGGCCCAGAGAGCCGACAGACGGGTTTAGCGGTATGGCGCCGCACCATCGGACCTGATACTGTTCAGCGGTACGTTGTCGAAGATGTCCGGTGTGGGCGTACGATTGGAGACAATCTCACCGTGACCTGCACCGGTCCTGGTAACGCGACATACTCGTTCACCCCGATCACTGCGATCCGGGCCAACGGGACAATTGACAACAGCAAGGTAGTAACCGGAACGTTAACCGATGTATGGAAGTGCAGTAGGGCTGGAATTGAGGATGGTGGGGGAATACCCCCGTGGTTTAAACTAAACATCGAATCGGGATTGTGGCGTAACTCCTTGGGGACAGTTCCTAACACCGAACCCACGACTAGCGCGTATCAACCGCTATCCATCATCCCAAATCCGATGTATAATGAGCGGTCGGTCACCTAGCCGCGCTCGTTAACCAACCCCTCACCCCGTAACCCCCCATGGAAACCGAATTCGTTGACGTCTTAACCAAGCTGGCATCGTTCACTTATGCCGCCCAGCTCAGCCACTTTAACGTGACCGGGGAAGGCGGAGAGTTTTACTCCCTGCACCTCCTATTTCAGCGTGTGTATGAGATGTCCGAAGCCCACATCGATCATATGGCTGAGCAGGCCCGGGGTAGCAAGATTGAGATCCCGTCCAAAATGTTCCATGATGTGCCTGAGCTAGAGTGGTCGACTGGTACCGAGCTGGTAACCGAGCTGTATGGGGTGGCCGAGAAGGTGTGCGAAGCTCTGGACAAGCTCCACGAGAAAGCTGACGACGAGTCGGAGTATGGAGTCCTGAACTTGGTGGAATCGGCTATGACCGACTTCCGCAGCATCAAGTACCTGCTGGGTTCTTCTTGCGGCAAGATGTAAGGGGAAAGGGGGGCCGTAATGACCCCCCGAGCTGATTCAACTGAGTCTCGTATAGCACACGTCGGCCACACCAGATGACGGTGAAGCGATCCGAGAGAACGCTCCGTAGGAGAGGTCTAGGACGCGACCGGCAACGAACGGCCCGCGATCGAGCACAGTCACCACCACCGATTTACCGTTCGACTGATTCGTCACCTTGAGTTTGGTGCCGAATGGCAGCGAGCGATGTGCGGTCATGTTTGCGTACGGGTCCATAGGACGACCGCTGGCGGTTGTACGCCAGCCATAGCCGTCCCCGACACCGTAGTGACTAGAACCGCCACAGCGGGTGATGGCCTCGGCCGGGGCTGCTACCGCGAGGGTAGCTGTGGTCAATGCGGCTAATGCGAGAGATTTGATGAACATGGGGCTTTTGCAAAGGACAACGGTTTCGACTCGGTGGCGAGGTAGGAGCTGACGCCCCCATTTACCCTCGCTCGGCTGAAACCGTGACACACAACGACACGGACGAATCCGGGAAGCTGGATGATTAGGGATTGGTAAACCGATCCCGTGGGGGAGAGACTAACACGGGGTGGTAGTACGGGTCAAGTTAGTAAAAAAAAAAAGGGGGGGGGAGCAAGGACTTAACATCCTCACTCTCCCCCCTCCTGGGTGACTTGCCTTACCTTACCGGTAAAACTATACCACAGGATCAGGTTCGGCGGTGTCCAATATCCCTTTGAGAAGGGAGTAGAACGCGTTATCGATGAGGGCAATGGCCTCACGGCTGCTGAGCTCCCCCCTCTCAGTCAGAAGGGAGTGTAGGAAGTAAATGGGGTTGTAGAGTTCGCTGTTGGGGTCAAGGCCATTCATGACCAGAAGACCTGAGACGTAGTCCGCGTTGGATTCATCACAGACTTTGACAAACTCCCCAATATATTCGCGTTCTGTTAGGCATTCTTGGACGATAGCGTCGTCGAGAAGTTCCGTCATGTGGCTGGTTCGAGGGTACGGAGTGAGTTTAGCACGGGTATCAGGGTTGTTATCGTATGAGCGCGACCGTCCGGCTCTCGGACGGGCTGTGACACCGTCACCGTGCTGGCCGTAGCCGACTTCCGGAAGATCTTGTCGACCTCGATGCTGCTGAACCACGCGTTAGCGTGTGGCATTTCACAGATACCGTAGTTGTACCGGAGCCAAGCCCAAGACCACAGGTGAGCGATCTGGTACAACGCACTAACGAGGTCGGCGTCCTCCTCGCGGCACATAAACAACACGCTGTCGTGTACGGACATACAGAATCGAGCCGGGACTCCGAATCGGCGGGTCAGGTGCTCCATGGAAGTGAGAAACGCGTGCAGCATGGCACTACCGGTCGACTGAATCACCCAATTGTTCCTCATTGTGAAGAAATCGCTACCTACGACCTTGGGGCGGAAAGCTGTAGACATCTTGGTCCCGCTGAGGGGGTTGAGGGGTATAGGTGTATTGGCGATCCGGGCCATCTCGTTGTAGGCGAATGAGTCGCTGCCGCCGATGAGGTTGGGGGACATCGCCGAAGCCTTCTTCCCCTTCTTCGACGCAATAAGCTTTTTTCCCATCAACAAAGCGTCGGATAACAGTATGGACTTGTTCCCTTTGCGGATAGTGGCCGCCAATGTCTTGGCTCCAGACCCGTACAACATCCCATAATTGCAGTTTTTAGCGATTGTTCGGGATATACCGATAGTGCTGGCAGTCACGCTGTGCATATCGGTTCCGTCTTCCTTAGATCCTGCCAGCACGCTATGCCCAAACTGCGTACTTCCGGCCATCTTATACTGACAATCAGCAAAGATCGAGGCCACCACGGATTCCTGGCCGTCATAGTCTGAGGAGACGAACGTCCAGGGAGATTCGACCTGCACCCGGGTCTTAACCTCCGTCCCGATCTTGTCCGGCTTGGGGTCGGGCACAGTCAGCCATAGGCGTTCTCCGGCCCGATTGGTGGCCGTATTGTGGGGGACGGTTTGGGGTATAACGATGGTCATTTCCCCGGAGTCTATAGCCGGTGTTGGCAACTGATCCCGGACACGGCTACGGACCGATGTCCAGTAGGAGACTTTGATCGCGAGACGGATCAGTTCTTGGGCCTGGGGTAAGTCACTCGACAAGGTGCCGGACTCAAAATCATCCAGGTAGTCCTTGCTCAGGACACCCCCCACGTTGATCCCCTCCCCGTCTGTATGGGGAACCCTCTCGTATTGTGACTTCTCGTCATCCCAATACGTCCAGCCACGTGTGTCGTTATACACCAGCGGTTGCCCTTTCCACTTCAACCTCAGCAGGATGTGACTGACCCGGCTCTTTGTGGTAATAGGTTCGAGAACAATCTTCCCCAGCTCCTTGCTGTTCTTGGCGTTTTTCCTATACCAAATCGGGATCCCGTACCAAACCGACTTAGGCTTACCGTCCTTCTTCAGGGCATAATTGGCCTCCCAGTCAAGTTGAGATAACCATGGATCCGAAACAATATCCACTTCGTCGTTGCGCCAATCCAGTAGTAGTTGTTCAGCCATCTCTCCCAACAACTCGTCCTGCCTCGAGATAGACTCCTCCCACACCTTTTCACAGCTAGCTACCCAGTGATTCCAGTCCGATGTGACCGGCAATACCGATCCGGTTTGTGCGAAATGACCATACAGGGTCGTAAGAGACGGGTTAGCCTGGAGGTACTTCAGTACCAGTACGGCATACAGATCATAAGTGACTTTTACGTCCCGCAGGGCGTATGTCACCAGCTCGTCGCGATCCGGAACAAAATCCGCCATCGACTCAGCTACAACAAACAGGTTACGAGTCTTCTTGGACTCTTTCTCCATCGGGACGATGGGTTGGCAGTGGAAGTTATACGTATCGACCAGGTTGTTCATGGACCCCTTGTCCGCCCAGACGGGTTTAGTGATCCCCGCAAACGATGAGTCGTTTTGGGTAAACATAAACCGCTGTTCGGAGGCTAACCCGGACACATTGATGTGAGCAGACATGGTATCGAACCACAAGTTGCCGAAGGGGTCGGTGGGGTGGAACGGGTCATGCTGCAGGTAATAGGCCTCCTGAGTGCGTTGACGATCGAATCCGACGTTGTGTGCGATCAGGAGGGAATTGACCGTCCCCAAGGGCACCAGGGTGGGTGTGTAGGGGATCGTCTCATCTACAAAGCTCTCGTGCATCCAGACCCAATACGAGTCGGGGGATACGGCTGTCGCAAGTATGGGGTGCCCGAAGTCAGACCCCTTGACAAAGGTTTCGCAGTCGAAAACGGCGATGGGGATGTCTAGCAATCCCGTCTCTCCAACACTCTCGACGCTCCATACCCAGGGTTTCTTAGGGTCCCATCGGTAGCGTGTCCAGCCGGGCACATACACCAGTTCGGAGGGCTCTGGGGGCTCGGGGACCTCACAATCAGCGAACGACTTCAGCAGACGGACTTTTCCCGAGAGTATTTCCCCGCCGATGTTGTCAAAGTGCTCGGCGATGTTGTCACCCCGGAGAGGTGGGATATAGAATTCCGGTAGATCGGTAAAAGACTCGGGGTTTTTGATGGGGAATTCGACTCCGAATCTCTCCATTTCCTCCATGATGTCGTTGACATATCGAATCTCGGTGCCGCCTAGCACCCGCGTGTAGTGCTCCATTTCGTAGTCCCCTACCGCCTTTGCTCCGAAGGTGGCTTCGGTCATTGCCGGAGACAAGACGGAGTACCCGAGGGGGCTGAGATGAGACATGTCTGAGGGGGTGGCTGAGCCGTTACTCAGTAGTATATCACGGATTCGTCCCGATCCGTATAATACACCCCGGTCGCCTCAAGGTTTGTCGCATCGAGGATATTTACGTTCTTGTGGCGATACGGCAACCCATAGTGCCCAAAAAAGTACATGTACTGAGGGTTGATCATGTGGCGGGTCTCCAGGTCGGAGTCTCGGAACCACGCATAGCCCGGCCCGAACAACACCGTATCGCGGAAAATGTTTTGCCCGGGGTGGGGGTAATAGGCGTGGGCTAAGCGGTACCGTCCTTCCAGCTCGAGATGTGTGGGGGCGTTCGATAGGATTGATATGTACCGTAAACGCTCGGATAGCGGTAGTTCCCGCAAACACTCCAGTGTGTACCTGAGTTCTTTTTTCTTGATATTCTGCCCCGGCATGATAAGGGCATTAAGGACGTAGTTTTCGTTGTTGCCCAGTATCAGGGTTCCTCTACCCTCAGCCATTAACGCATCGAGGATCTGTAATACTTTGACGGGGGAACATCGTCTATTTCGTTGAAAAAAATTCTTGTGGTGAATCGTATCACCAAGAAACACATAGTGGTAGTGTCGGTCCGTATCGCGCTCGAGGATGGTCCGGAGGAGGTTAACGCGCCCGTGGAGGTCTCCCACGAACGCGTAAGGGCGGTCAACTAGACATCGTACATCCTTGCTGCCAGGCTCCATGGGTTCTCGTTCAGGTACTTTTGAAACGCCGCAGTGGGGCTGTGGGTGTTGCGGATCAGCATAGCAACGATACGCCCCAGTAGGGACGGGAATAGGAGAGTCATGCGGGGGGTTTGATTTCCTGGTGCACCCAGCCAATATACGCTGGTGTGGTGTGGTGTGGTGAAAAGTGTTGTGAAATCCTCACAACGGGCGGATGTAATCTATATTGCCCTGTGGGGGGGGAAGTAGTTGGAGGGTGTCGAATACCTCCAACTGTCCCAAAAAGAATGACGAAGCGGCCATGACTCCCACCCAGATCCACTTATTTTTTCTCAAGTCTTCGATATCGTCGGTGTTTTTATTGACTCTTTCTTCGATATCCTTCGATTTCTGTTTTATGTCGCTTTTTAGCTCGTTCTCTGTTTTGTTGATTAGCTGGACGACTGCTGCGTTAGCTTCGGAAGCCCGGTCGATCCGCTCCTCGTGTCGGATTAGGATCTGGGATATCTCTCGGGTGGATTCGGATATCTTGTCTACGGCTTGCTCAAGTCTGCTGAGCATCTGTTTACTAATTTCGTCGTAAGATGCGATGCGTTCTTCGAGCAACGATACGCGTGTCTTGACGGGGAGGTCGAAATTACCGAATATTGACACGGGTATCTAGGGGGCGAATTTTTTACTTTCAAGTAGCTTTCAACGCGCCCCAGTCATTTTTATCAAGGCGCTGCCGGAAATGGAGTGAGCAGTTTAACGATCTAGGAGGGACTTAAACCCCCGACCTACGAATTAGAAGTTCGCTGCTCTATTCAACTGAGCTACTAGACCATGCGGGGGGGGATTACTCCCCCCTATATGTTACTTTCCCTGCCCAACGTAACGCTTTCTCCGCCCATTGCGGCTCGTAGCTGACAACTTGGTGGTGATACTCGAGCCTTGACGAGTTTTCTTGGGTTTTCCGGCAAAGACCAACGCGCTGACGTTGGTGAGCGAGGGTTTCTTGGCCATGATCGGGTCGCAATGCCCCCTTACCTTAACACAGACTGGACGGTTTGGAAGGTTGGTGAGAAGAATTCGGCCAGCTCAGCCACGATCCGGTCCGTATCGACCAGGGTTCCGCACGTAAACACATCGATAGCAGCAGATCGGTGCTCAGGCCATGTGTGGATCGAGAAATGAGATGTGGTTAGCAGGGCTAGGTATGTGAATCCGGCCTCGCCGAACGGTTGGAACTGATATCCCGACACATCGACTACTTCGGCGCCGCATCGATCCAACATGGGGCCCGCCCAGACCCTAAACAGGGCCAACGACCTCAGCCTATCGATCTCCCCGCACCCGTACACATTCAACAGTGTGTGACTGCCCATCTCAGGGGCATTTCTATCCGAGATTCGCAACTAAATACACCTCAGTGACGGGCTGAGTGGTAAATCCCAACCTCTGAGCTTTCAACTCTGTATATCGGAGGGTACGGAACAGATCGTCGGGGAATAAGCTCTCGATTTCGGCGTTTCCTTTGTCCCATCTGCCGTGGGACATGCTTACGATGATTTGTTGTCCGGATCTTGCGAGTTCTGAGAATTCTCTCGATACACTTTCCAGTTTTCGTCTTGTCCAGACATACCCGCACCCGTATTGAGAGAAGATATTAGGTAGGTGGAAGTAAATTACGGTGTTTTCGTTAATTTCGGTGGTAGGGAAGTTGTATATGTTACGTCTATAGTACCGTATGTCCTTTCCTTTGTGGGATTGAGACCACTCCCGGATCTTTGCGTAGTCGGGGGTAATAGGTGTGTGCTCTCCGATCAGTTTCCACCTCTGATACGATGTGCGAAACCCGCTCATAGCCAAAACGCAATAGTACTGGGACATATCATCCCAAGATTTCATTACTTTGGGGCGATAGCGGTTATTAAATGCTGCCAGGTACTTCCCTCGCTGTCTCCACCCCCTCCCACCTTCAAACTTATTCTCCCAGCTATCCCGGATGTAACGGTGTGCGGGCAAAATTGTCAAGAACTTGTGCAACTCGAGGTGAAAACGCTCGTTGGAGCATAGGACGAGGTTTTGTGACCCACTGGCGTATGCCAGATCGGCCGCTGCTGTATCCAGGACTAGGAATTTCATCTCCCCCAATCCGGTAAAGTCCGCCAGGAGCTGGTTGTGAGTGAAAGTGGTCCGTCCGGGGCAATACAGTACCATTAACTCTCACTCCTATTGAGTCGGATCCCGCGCCAAGAACGTCCGGTGTAGTAGCAAGCCCTGTTATTCGCAAAAATTCTCAGAGTCCCCGGAGTAATAGAACTTCTTTTGTTTTTTCCGTCCGAAAACAGCTCATTAAGCTTGTGGGCCACCCCCTCCGGGCTATCCATGACAAGTTTTTCGATCTTACTCATGATTTTGATAATATCCCTGTTGGTAAGGGACAGAACGGACATAGCCTTTAGGCTTATTTCACCGGTAATACTGTTTTTTGATGTTAATTTGAGGGGGGACGGTCCCATAATGATTTGATCGGGGTCACCCAAGCGATAGAGGTGAATTTCCTCCGGTCCGATCTGCACATATTGCTCAGAACTTACCGAAACATCAACCATGTGGGAAGAGGAAGCTTCTGATGTAGTCATCGGCGAACTCGGCACCAAAGTGGGCCTTCAGTATACCACGAGCGGGGTCGTTGAGGGCCATGTAGGTGTCGAATGAGGAAAATCTCCCTGGTTCGGGGGGCGTACTGGGGGGCAAAACCTCCAGATAGTGGCGTAGCCGGGTGCTGGCGGTGCTGGCAAACTCCTCATAGAAGTCGTTGGGGGACTTGTGATGCCATAAGACGGGAGAAAAGTGCCGATCTAGGTCGTAGTGGGGGGATCGGGCGACGGTTCTAAGGGGAAAATGGTCGAAATGGGGCGGAATCTGGTTGTTTTCGGCCTGTACGGGGTGAAAATCAACCGCCCCGAAGCATCCCCGCCCCATACGGATATACTCGGATCCGAAAATGGGGAAAATTTCGTTGGTTTGGGGGTACACCAGCAGGGTTTCGGCAAAAAACTTGCCCGGAACGTCCAAAACGCACTCCCGAGAGAGGAATATGCCCCGTGATGGGTCGGAAAAACTCCGGGAACGGAGGGTGACGGGACCGTTCGCACGGTGTTCCGTTACCCAATCCGTCCCCAAAGTGTCATCGATCCACCTTTGTGATAATAGTTGTGGTCTCATCCTTTATCTCCCACTTTAAGGTGTCACCAACTCCCCACCCCAAAAGGGCGAGTATGTACCGGGGCAACTGAACGGTGTAGTCATCCCCGATAACCAGAATCCCGGTGGTCTGTTGTAGGTTGTTTGACCTGTAATCATGCTCGACCTTAGACTCAATCGCATTAGCGATCTCGTCTTCACAGGTAACCACGTATTGCTTTAGTCCAAGAGTCAGATTGGAAACGTTGTCCACTACCTCCGCAGGTACTTTTTCGTCGTCTACAGCTACCATGACGGATTCGATGAGCTCTTTGACGGTGGTAGTGAACCTCAAAAAGCGTTGTTCTAGTTCGTCCGAGGGGTGCTGGTGCATGGCGGTTATGGAAGTATGGTCACCACATATTCTAGCATGGTCCTAGTGAATAGTGGCATAACGTCTCAGAGGGATCTACCCTGCTGGATTCAACCAGAGATATAGTATTGTCGGTAACGAGCCCAACTGGTGACACTAACTGGTCTACCGAGGGAAGCACAGGCGTCCACGTAACTATTGAACTCGTACCAGGGTGTTGATTCTCGCTCACTCTGGGTCTGCTGGGGTTGTGCTACGGATTTGATTCGCCATGTCATAAAAACGTCGGGGTACAATTCCCCGTCTCATCAAAAACCTATCATAGCGCAAGGACAACAGCAACCGGTACCTCATCACCGCCATCCTTACCCCCAGTAGGGGTTCGTCGAGCAGCTTGAGGCATAGGTATTCAGACAAGTTTCTGTCCGAGGCCACCATGTAAATCACAACAAGTAGTGGTCCGAGGTACAGATACTCCATGCTGCAGGGGTGGTTTTATGTCTCTGCTGTGCTTTCAACCGGATTCAGTATCTCCATGAGCTCGTGGATGTCACGCAATCCCTCCTTCGGAACGAAATAGGCGGGGCGTCCTCCTGCCGGATCCGCCCAATACTTCTCGTCCATGACATCTCCGGCCACGCACCAGCCCTGCAAAAGTACTTTGTCCCTCTCGATTGTCACCAAAACTACCCGTTTATCTGGACGCTCATCCCTTTGAATAATCAGGTCGTATTTATGGCGACTGCGGGTTTTTACTTCTATGTCCCCTGGTAAATCGGCAGAGCCTCGTCGAGCGGTTTGTTCACTGAACAGGTGTGCTTCGAGGCCCAGATGGACGGCGGCGGCAACCTCCCCTGTGGCGCCAAGCCGGTGCATATCGAGTGCGCGGTTGCCTACGGCCGGGGCTCGGTTCCTCCCCCTCAACCCGGCCGATTCGTTATCCCCCTGTCTCCTTCGAGCCTCGGCTTCTGCCAGACTGACGTGTTGCGGGCTTAAGTCTACCTGAATTGGGTGAGGCACTGGTGGTGGGGGAGTTAGGCAGCTTTAGTAGCCACTCACCCATCTTAGCACGGATCGATGGGGTTGGGAGAGTGGGGCATGTGGCTATAAAAGCATTCCAGGCATATTTCCCCCTACGTGGCATCCCTCGGCTCTCCGCATCGGCACGGATCTGTTCCAGCTCCACCTTGCGTTGTTTTTTGCCATCCCGCGTGGTCATCTGCAGGCGGTGGGTATGTTCCGTCTTGTACTCAGACCACCGGTCAGCGAGCTTACCCTTACCGGTGTTGTCCAGTATCCACTGGTTAAATACTCGAGCGCTGATGCCCAGAGCTTTGGCCTCCTCAGCCATCCTGTCCCGCTCCGTGGGGGCCTTTGCGGGTTGTTGATGTGTCGGTATGTCCCCTTCCATCCATATCGACCTTGCCGGGCCGCACAGGCCCCTCAGGGGTGCGAGCTCGGAGCAGATGTGGGTGTCCAGGGCGGGACCGGGGGTACACAACGCGGTGAGGTTATCGATCTCCGCTGATAACTTGGTGTGACGATTAAGGACGTCTTCTTGCTCAGTAGAGATTAGGGTGGAGACAGGGATACCGATTAAGTATTTAGCCAGATCAGGGGAGATCTTCCATATCCGCGACACTTTGTCAACAGCATCGGCCTTATCCCTTGCCGCCCGAACCGTTTTCAGAAATTTATTCAGGTCGTTTAGGATTGTCAGTGTGGCGCTCAGGCGGTCCATATCACTGCGAAGGAGTTCGGTCTTGGCCCTGTGAGACTCGGCCAGATACGCAACCCGGGCCTCGTACCAGGTCCGGATAGACTCTCGGACCCCCACAGTCCCGGGTTTTCCGTCGCACCCTACTGCGGTCGCGTTAACGCTATGGGTATGCCGGAGACCGGTACCGTTGTGAATTAGGATTCCTAACAACCGGTCCCGGTCCTCCACGGTTTTAGTCACCAACACGATCCGGATACCGTCTCGGCTGGAGTGGTCGGCGGCGTCCAGCAGTCCAGGTAATTTCTCGGCATCGGCCAATTCTCTCACCCGGTCGAGAAATCTTTCACTCGAGCCGGAGGCGAGCCGGTTCACGATGAGGGCGGGCCGGGTAGACCGTTTTCCCCACGGTAACGAGTCCGTGATCTCCCAGCCCCCATACACAACGATCTGGCCACGGCCAGTCAACAGGGCGGACCGGACCCCTCCGTCACGAATCACGCGACCCCCGGAAGGGGGTTCGGGCGGATTGGAGAACTTCGCCACCAAAGCGGCATCTGTCATACCCGGTGTGCGGATCAGGGCGATGGTGGCATTCACAACGTCTCGCAGGTTCCAGGGAATGTGGCTGCACGCGTATCCGCTAGCTATTCCCACCGACCCCGTCAGCAGTAGTGCGGGTAGAGATGGAACTATACGGACCGGCTCGGTGGCGGTGCTGTCGTAGTTGTCTCGCCACTCGCCCAGACCCTTCTGGATTTCATCCAGGTATAGTTTCTGGCAGAGTGGGGTGGCGCGAACTTCTAGGTATCGGGGGGCGGCCGATGAGTCATCGGATACCATCTGACCGATATGGTCTCCGGTCTGAATCGACCCGCCCGCATTCCCGTGTATCGCCGTCAACGTATACCTAAGCGAACTCTCCTGCCCCAGGTTGATTATGGTGCCGGCACACCCACCCTGCGGGTGATACGAACCCAGTGTGTGGCCCTCGACCCTAGTAACCTTGCAATACGGTGAGTCTGGCCCCAGGTGCAAATCGCGCAGTGATAGCAGCACTCGGCGCTGGGCCACCTTCAACCCGTCAACGATGTCCGGTAGGGCTCGGTTGAAGATGGCGGTCGAGTAGGTCAGAAAGTCCGCTGACAGCTCGGCGACAATCGATACTTGTTGTGGGGTATTAGTCATCGCCTCGGGAGTACGTACTGGCGGGGTACATTCCGATATTTCGGCTCAGGAGAAAATATCCGATCTCCGGGTTGTAGTAATCGATGTAGGTGTCTTCCCCATCCAGCACATATCGGTAATAGTCTTTCACCACCTCCATCTCCTCTTCGCTTTGCATCTCGGTGGGGAATATGCTCCGGAGACACAGAGTATTATCCCCCGGGTCCAGCTCCATGATCTCGATGGTCATTCCGAACACCGGGTGGTCCATAACCACCTTGTAGGTGTCCGAACGGACCTTTATCACCCCACGTATCAGATCGTCTCGGGTGGTGAGGTAATCGGCCTCCACAAAAATCTCTGGGTACCTCTTGATCTGCTTCATGTCAGTTGGCTTCACTGCTCTGCTTTCAACCGTAGCACGGATTGACACTAACGATAAGTTCCTGCTATAGTACATGGGTTGTATATCAGCTCCACTAATGGCTGACCACCGTCTGAACCCAAATCAGATCAAAAAGACGCCTTTCGGGCCACACGACCCGTTTGTCCACATCCACGACGACACATACTACCGCCAAGAGTCCCACGGGTACTGCGGTGTGTGTGGCAGACGTACCAACTACAAGTCCTTGTACTGCGCTGAGTACTGCTGCAGCCATGAATGCTCGAATGAGTTATGGTGCGACATCACTGAACGTATTTTTAGCTCCTCATCCCTCCGCCGCCGCCCGAAAAATGGAAACCACCGCAGATAAGTCATCGCTGGGGGTAGAGGACCTGTACCGGGTTGCGATTGACCCCTGTGCTACCCAGGAGCAATTGAGGGGTACCTGGGACGCCACCAAGTCGACCCGGGTACGGAAAGCAGTGGCGTCCAATCCCAACTGCAACTCGGCCACGATGTGCATGGCGGCTCGCCTCTACCTTAAGGAGGTGATAGCCAACCCGAGTTTTGAGATTCTTAACCTGTTCGACGAGGACAAATTCGTAAAGAGGATTTACGACGCGTACTCGGACCCACAGTTGTTTTACCAGTCAAAGGAGTTGTCGGGGATCCGCAACACCGACGGGAATAGGACCAGTACTGCCCGAGCCCTGCTGGTATCACCTCAACTGCGTAGTGCCAAGATACTCCAGGATATCTGCGCGACGTTGAACGGGGCGGAATTTAGCCGTGAGCTGAAGGATGTGGAGGTCCTGGACAATGTGCGTAGTGTGGCTAAGGGGAACTTGGGCTACTTCGGGCTGTCTTGCCTGACGTTCCTGAATCACCATGGGGTAATTGACACCGAAGGGTTTAATAAAGCGCTGTCTTTGTCCTCAGGACCTACACAGTACTATACTCCTGCGGGTCAGTACACTAAGTTTGTGGAAGAACATATGTCCAATTACCCAATGCTGTACCGTTATCTGTATGTCAATAGGGCTAATAATGTCCGTGACGTGGTCAAGTCTGTGCGTAAAGGTTCGGACTTAGCTTCCGATGACCATCTCGACACGTACGCCGCCCTGTATCGCGATTTCCTGCTGCATGATGTGACGCGGTCACGTGCCAAGGCTGAATCCAACAAAAATCGCTACGGGTGGCGTTACAACAGCAGAGGCCTAGGCGACGAAGACTTCAGCCACCATCTTTCTGACCTGGTCTGGACAACCATCGCGGCCAGAAACGTCCCCAGCGGTGCCAATTTCAACGATCTGGACCTGTCTGCGATATACCAGGATATATCCCGGGTAGGATTCGATCGGGATTTTGGTCCGTATAGGTGCGAGATCAAGTTGGGTAATGTGTCCAACACTATTACCAGCAGAAACAAGATGTGCGAGAAGTTGATGGGGCTGGAGGATGACAGGGCGTTCGCGTTCTTTATCTCTAGCGGAATATTCTGGGATGAGTGGTATGGAAAAAGCGAGAGTGGGAACCTGGAATCCCGGGTGGTCGATCGGCTCCATCGTATCAACGAGGAACTTTTCAAGTCTGGCCTTAAACCCCTGTACAGTTGGTCGGATCTTGACTCTTTCCCGACCATCACTGTGAGTCAGAATAACGGGCTGGAGAACGATCCTCTCTGTTACAAGTGTGTAAATAGTGATGAAGCCGGAAACACTTACCCCGTGCCTATCGGGTCTGGGAGGATAGGTACACCGGTAATTACCGAAATGGCTGTGAGGGGGATCGGGTAGGGGACCCCCCCCCACCACCACTATTTCAACCCAAGCTCATCGCACATCCGGATCCACCAGGCGTGCAGCATGTCGTTGTACGCCTCGCGGGACTCTTCGACCTTTTTGTATTCCTGGTACACATCACGGAACATACACAGCTCCTCGCTTCTTCTGCATGGGATGTGCCAATCGATACGTCCTTTAACCAGGTGGTATGTAGATCGCTGGAACGTATCCCAAAGGACGCGTGATGCGAATTTACGGTCACGGATGCTTTCGTCCGGATCGAGATTACGTAGAATATCGGCATGTTTGTCGAGGTAGCTGGAGAACTGATCTTGTGAAAAAGTACCTTCCCGCTCATCGAAGTTCCTGAGTTCGGACTTATAACCCTCACCAAGCCACTTGGTGTAAATGAGCTCGAGGGTGGGTCGGGACGTATCCTCGACGGGTTCGATAACTTCCGGCAAGTCTTGTACCACCGGAAATGTTTCCCTGTACTGCTTAGAAATATTCTTGAACCTGGGTACCAGATACTTGTGCTGGGGTCCCTTACCCAACCGCTGCTCCATTTGCATACATAGGCCTGTCATAAACGGGCGGTATTCAGGTCCAGTAATCTTGATGCCCTCGGCACTTTTGATGGAGTAAACGGTGAGGTCGGCATTCAACCCCCGATCCAAACCCTTTTCCCACTCCTCAACTTTCTTCCGGATTGTCGACTCCCGCTCCGGTCGTTTGTTCTGCAGGTTCCAGACAATCCCTTGCTCCTCGGCCAAGTTAGCCCGCCCGGAAAGGTCAGAGTCGGAGAGGGGTTTGACAGCCACCGCACGATCCATGTTCTCCCCGTTCCAGATCGATGCGACGTTACCGATGGCCTTGGGGCCGTACTGGTGATCTTTGATTTCAACCCCGTACTGGATCACGTTGTTGGTAGCCTCCAGCTTGGACTGGAGCTCGAGCTTTCGGATGTCAATCTCGGCCAT